CCCCCACGCACGGGACTGCCCTTCCCTCTTCACCTCCAATCAAGGGGGAGGGCAGTTCCCAATTTCTTTCCAACGGGTTGTGAACGATGTATGGGGGCTGTAGGGTTGGGGGCAGTAGTCGTCTTGTGTAAGAGAACCTTGAGAAGTGAATGAGCCGTTGAGGTAGAGAGAACCCTGCAGGCTAAGTGAGCCGAGACATTGAGAGAGCCATCCACCGACGAGTGAGCCGTTAGTTCCAAGAGAACCGCCAACGTAGAGTGAGCCAAGGAATACGAGAGAACCACCGAGCCGGAGCGAACCGAGGATTCCGAGAGAACCATCGACACAGAGTGAGTCCCGAAGAACAAGAGAACCGTTGAAGATGAATGAGTCAATCACGAGAGAGAACCGTCACCAAGAACGAGCCGCCGTAGGTCGTGAGAACCGTGTGGATGAAGCGAGTCGCTCCACAGAATAGAACCGAAGTCCCAGAACGAGCCGGGGTACAGGGAGAGAACCGTGGTCCGGAAGCGAGCCGAAGAATTTGAGAGAACCAGTATGTTGGAGCGAGCCTAGGCTTCAGAGAGAACCGTCAATCATGAGCGAGTCGTCTGACGCTGGAGAGAACCGTGAAAAGTGAACGAGCCGTGCCACCCGAGAGAACCATCAGCGTGAGGCGAGTCGTTGGTCTCAAGAGAACCGATAAAAGTGAATGAGCCGTTGAGAATAAGAGAGCCATACAACACAGAGTGAGTCGGGACTGTGCTACCCTGACTGTCGCATAAGGACGACAGCAGGGAGCCTGCCGGTCACCTCCTTTCGGCCGTAGGAGTCGTCCTCCCCTTCCCCCTTGACCTGTTCGGTTGAGGTTGTACAGCCGAAAGTTGACAGATACGTTTCCATGGCGTGTCGCGGGGGAGGGGGCGAACCCCTGCTACCGAGCGGGGCTGGGTTCGATTACAATGGGGTATGGCAAAAGCAACCCCACAAAAAAAGATGCCCTCGGCTACGGTTCAGGTCATTGAGGAGACGGTCAACCGCAAAGGTGTTCATGCCAAGCGCGGGACTTCAAAACTCAAGACTTCCAAGAACTACAAGAAGCCCTATCGCGGTCAAGGTCGCTGAAACTTAGCCCCTGAGTCGGGTATTGCACTTCAGACAGAACTCTGCCCACGGGTAATAGCGACGCATGTTCGTTGGATGCTGGCAATCAAGCGTTTCTGACACTCTGGAGTTGACGGCGTCCCGAATAAACTGAGACATACTCTTTCCACTCTTCTGGGCAGCCGCTTTCCACCGCTCATGGTCTACATCCGTTGTTCGGACAATTATTTGCTTAGTAGACGGGCCGTCATCGCCAATCACCTGCGACACCGTCATGTCTAGTGTCTCTGCAACTTTATCTACAGCAACTTTTAGGTTGTCTTGGGAATCTGCTACCAAGTCCCGATTTTCTTCACCATTCCACGTATCACTCATTGTCGTCTGCCTCCTCACCAGATACTAACTCAGCAAGTATTGGCTCAGGGGAGAGTGTGTTGACATCAACTCCAAGTAACTCATTGACAACTTCCGCTGGGAGAACTCCACTTCTTCCCATTACCTCCAGCAATGCCCTCGCTTCGGCTTCTGGGTTGAAGGATTCCATTGAACTGACCTCGATAGCCCCGGAAAGCGACGCCTTGATTTCCTGCGTTGAGGTGACATCCATCTGGACATTGAGATTGTTCTGCTCAAGTCCAAGCAACTTGGCTCGCTTTTCCATGATGGACAAAGTTGTCTGAATTGCCTTGAGGTCTGGCTCAACCTGAACCTCACTCCCGTCGTCAAGGGTGACTTTCCGATGCTGGGTCAGGGGCCAGATAGCCGATTGAAGACTGTCAAGGCGTTCAAGTTCCATGCGAAGCACTTCGGGGTAGGCAAGAAATGCTTCTTTGTTCAATTTCTCCAGTTGACGCTGAATCGCCTTGTTGACGACCGCAGTCGTTACACCAAAGCGACGAGCAATATCCGTAATGGACACGCCCGCTTGCCTCTGCTTGAAGATTCGGAGGTCCCGCTCTGCGAGGAACTCCTTCGTCATTACTTGTGGGTTACGCTCCGCCATCTCCAACCTTCTTGAAATCGATGGTCTCAAATGGCCACTTGCCCGACTTGCCTCGCTTCATCTTGAGTGGCCACAGACGCTCATCTCTTTCTCCACGAAAGTGCTTTACGTCATACACATATTCTCCCACAGCAGTGGGGTCTGGCTGGAGAGCAAGACCAAATTCGGGCCAGCGGGACCACACCGCCGAACCGAAGGGTCTTAGGTTTCTTGATGTCTGCGACTCACCCAATGGAGCATGGTGTTCTAGCCACAACGCACAGTTGAAGTACACACGGATGGAGTCCAAGTACCTGACGACCTCAATAGCGACTGCTTCGGACGTACGAGTCCCGGGGTCGAGGAATGCCTTATAGAGGGGGCCCATGACGAGCAGGTCTGGCTTGATTTGCTCCAAGTATGACTCCAACAAGAACCTGTCCGCACTATCCAGCAAGTTGAGACCATCGGGTTTGATGAGGAGGTGGGCGCGGGGCTCAAGGACGAAGCCAAGACCTTTAGATGCAGCCATAATTGTTCGCGAGGAGCGACGAATGATTCTTTCAGGGTTTTCTAAGTCAACGGTCAATGTCGTGATGGGTGGCATCCGCTGGAACGAGAATGGCTGAACGCCACATGCGGTTGTGATGGCGACCTGACGAGCAAGCATTGTTTTGCCAACGCCCTCTGCCGCTACGACGATTACTCGCTCACGGCGCTCGAGCAGTCCCGGAATCAACCAGTCGTAGTTGTCGACATCGGACTCACTGATGAAGTTGTCCCAATTGACAAGGCGACCCTGACTGCCAGGCATCTGCGTTGTTGCTGACGAGATGAGGAATGATGCTTTTGTCAACAGAGCCGCAGGGGACAGAGATGTGTCGTCAAGAAGTTCACGAATCTTCTCCAGAGTTGCGTCTGAGTCGACTCGCGGGACTTTTCGTTCCTCTTCTTCCCAGTTGTCATCCTCATCATCGGGATGCTCTTCGGGCAACATCGGAACTAAGTCTTCGCCCTCAGGAATGAAGCGGACGAGTTCCATCGTGTCGCCACCATCGGCTATGAAGTCAGAGATGTCCTTGCAACGAGGAGTGGAGTATGCCTGCACATCACAGCCAGCCTTTGTGAGTTCAGCAAGAACATAGGCGGCGTGCTTGCGTCCCGCTTCGTCATTGTCGGCAATAACCAGAACAGTCGCACCAGCGAGTGCTTCTGTATGGATGTCAAGCCAGCCACCTGCGCCGTTTGGCATGGTGGTTGCCACAACGCCAAGTGCGGTGAGAGTGTCTGCATCTTTCTCCCCCTCAACGACCCAGATTTCCTCACCCTTTTCCTTCGCCTTGAGCACCTCTGGCAGGTTGTACAGAATCTTCGGGATGTCACCAAGGTAGGAAATCCAACTCCCATCTTCACTGGGTCGCCGTTGGCGGAATGTTTTGCGTCCATCTTCGTCAACAAAGCGTCGCTTCTGGAATGCGAGAGCCCCGTTTTCATCGCGGTAGTTGTACTCGGCGACCAAACGCAATTTCTTCTTGGGCTTTCCACCACCGTAAGAAGTTGAGGGTCGAGCGGTTGGATAGTTGTCGATTCCGTGAGCAAGTTCAGACGGTGGCATCAGGTCGGACAGAGACACGCCGATTGAATCGCATATCTGACTAGCATTACATCCACCCCCACGGTGGCAATACATCAGAATTTGACCCGTTGGCTTCTCGTGGATTGAGAGTGACGGGTTACTGTCGTCGTTACGGCAGGGGCACTTAGCATCCCACCCATTGTGGGTCTTTATGACACCATCTAGACGGGAAAGAATGTTGCTCGTATGCTCATACACGGGATGGATACCCCAAGAGGTCGCTCAGTAACGGACGAATGATTTTGATACCCATACGCCGACGCATGCGGTCACGGTCGTTCTCTGGGAGTCCTCCCCAAATCCCTACTGGTTCCCACTCAAGTGAGTACGCCAAGCACTCCTCTTGCACTGGGCACGAGTTACAGATGGTGATTGCTTTCTTTGCCCCCTCTCGGGCGTCCCGCCGGTCATCGCTTGATGAACGGTTATTTACTGTCGGGAACCACCAATTGGTCGGCTTCCCGATACATGCGCCATTAGCAGGTGGCTGTGTCATTGCAATTCCCCTCTCTGAATGAGTCGGCTGATATCCCCTGCCGACAGAAAAACGTACGCCGCTCTTATTTCTAGCACACCACGATTCTCCGAAGCAACAATCTCGATGGCTTCTAGCGGGACTTTCATTACTGATGCCAGTGATGCGCGCACACGACCAAGATGAATCTCCGATGATGCCGTGTTGTCATCGGCGTACTCCGCAATGATTGATGGCGTTGGGGCGGTAAAGGACTTCATCTCTATGTCCTTCTCGCTTGCTTTCACGCACCACATACATGCGATGCGTTCCGCCCGTGATGCTCGTGGCTTGTATTCACTGTGTCCGCAATCAAGGACATGCTCGTAGCGAACATTCCCATGAGTCCCGACACGGCGAATCTCAGTCACTGCACGTTTCGGTGCTTGTCGTCGCCCTTCCATCGCGCAGACATTAGTTCATCCCAAAGACGAAGTGGTGGATACAACAAAAAACCCACCCCCGAAGGAGTGGGCTTTTGCGGAGAACTGTTCCCGTTGTTGTTTGACTTGGTTCCCCTAATGTCGCAATATGTGGCGACACTTCTTTAGCCGAGCGTACTCACTGGAACGCTTATCGGCAACGAGTTGTCAGGAAATCTTCTCTCGGATGAGAGCAGCGAATGACATGCCCCGACCCTTTGCCTCGTCAGACAACTTCTCAATGAGTGACTGCGGGAAGGTGAGAGTTACTCGCCGTGAATTTTCCTGTGGGTTGATGCGGGGACGACCCCGACCTTGCTTTTCTGTTTCCATCAGAATGGCTCCTCGTTATCGGTGATTGCTGGGACGGTCTGACGCTGTTGTGCCTGACGGGGGGAGACAGCCTTCTTGGCCGGGGCTCCTCCATCGTTTCCGCGACGCTTGCGCTCAAACGATTCAATGGAACGGGTGAGAACGCCAATGTTGTCAGCGGTAATTTCAACGACTGAACGCTTCTGTCCGGTTTCCTTGTCATCCCACGAACGCTGTTCGAGGCGACCATTGATGATGACACCGACGCCCTTTTCGAGGACGTTAGCCGAATCCTCTGCAAGATAACGCCAAGCGGTGACGTTGATGAACGAGGTCTTTTCCTGCTTCTCCCCCGACGCATCAGTCCAGTAATGGTTGATGGCAACGCCGAAGTTCAAGCGGGGCGTACCTTCGCCCGTGAACGTGAGTTTCGGGTCGTCTGTGACGTTCCCGATGATTGTTGTGGGTGACTGACTCATTTTTCTCCTTGTCTTTTGGGGCACGCCCCAATCCGGTGGAGCGACCGTAGCACAGGTCACTCCCACCCCGTCAAGCATTCCGACATCTTTTTTTCCAAGAGGTCACTTGCACCCGTCTTTATTGATGATGTAGGCTTCGTGAACCAGAACTACGCAAAGGAAATCGCAATGGCACACGAGATGGAACGACTCCGAATCTTCAGACACCTATCATCGCTTTACCAAGACATGGCAGATACGGGTGAACTTACTGCCGAGGAGATTGAGGAGAACATCGAGAGCGGGGACGAATTGGCGAACATCATCATCAGTTCACTGTCGATGGAAATCGTCGGGACTGAGGGCGATGCCATCGTTGTTCGCATCAAACCTCTTGAAGATACCTGGGAATTTGTTGAAGCATACGAAAAAGAAGCCCTGGTCAAAGACCTAAATCAATAGAAAAGTAATTTTTATTATCCAACAGCGTCACAAAATGGTAATATTTATGGATGGGGGGCGCTAGACTCCCCATCAGGAGACTGGGTCTCCAGCCGTATCCCCCGAACACTGGAGACACATGAAACATCCGTTCAGGTCACTTTTAGCCATTCCCATAATCACACTCGGCATCGCAGTCGGTGTCAGCGCACAGGGAAGGGAGGAAGTCCAAACGGAGCCAACAACGACAACAACTATCGCCCCTGCCGTCACAACGACGACACCGCCGACAACTGTTGCCCCAGTCACCACAACGACTGTCATGACGCTCCCCGAAGGATTCTCTCTTCCGACGCTTCCGCCCGATGTTCCTTGCCAAGAGTGGACACAGGTCGCCCTAGACGCTGGCTGGCCTTGGGAACTTCTGCCCGAACTCCTTCGTGAGGTCTGGTCGGAGTCCCGTTGCCAGAATGTGATTCAGGGTCACCCCCAATGGAATGGACATGACCGTGGCCCCCTTCAAATCAACCAAGTCTGGCTTGACGATATTGAAGCGAAGTATGGTCACTGGGAAGTTGTCAATGACCCCCGCTACAACTTTGCGTGGGCATGGGAAATGTACAAATGGTATGACGACAAAAAGGGATGTGGATTCATCCCCTGGTCGCGTCCTTGCAAATAAGGGGGAAACAAAATGAGAGCACTTCACCGTTGGATATTCGGCATTTTCCTTACCCTGATTGTTGTTGCGGTCTCTACTTGCGGAAGCGACTGGGACAAGGCGAAGGCAATAAAGACAGTCAATACAACTGCACCCATTGACCTTTCGGGGGTCGATTGGACGGGACTGGCACGGCTCGTCTATGGCAGATGCGGGGAGTACCACGACCTCGCCATGTCTGTTGGCTGGACGGAGGCTCAATGGCCCAAGTTGAGTTATGTCATTTATCGTGAGAGCCGTTGCAACATTGGGTCATTCAATAAGAGAGACCCCAATGGTGGAAGTCGCGGACTCATGCAAATCAATGGGTACTGGTGCCGAAAGAATAAGTACAACCCGAGCGGTTGGCTTCAGGCCAAGGGAATCCTCAACAATTGTGAGGACTTATTCAACCCCGAGGTAAATCTCCGTGCGGGGCTGGCGATGTGGAACTACAGCCAAGAGCGCAATAAGTGTGGCTGGAAACCGTGGGCTACGAGGTGCTAGATTGCCAGCAATGGAAGCATCCCCAATCACGGTATTCGGTTCAGCGATTCATCACTTTGGCAATCTGACTCAACAGGTTCTTGATGCGTATGAGGCGAAGTTAGGCAAGAATCTGTCCAGCCTTGATTGCTCCGAGAGGAGACAGGCCGTAGATGAGTTGGATGCAATTGGGTTCTTTACGCTCAAGGGTTCGGCAATGGCCTTTTCCAAGCGTGCCCTCGTGAGCAAGGTGACCGCCTACAAAGACATTCGCGTTTCACTCTGGGCAGAGAAGTAACGCCAATACCTGCATAACAATACGCCCCACGGTATGTATTATTGGAAAGTCGTATTGTCATCCCTTGATGGAAGGGGCTGTTATGTGCTTGCTTTTTTATGTCGCTGGTTGTCTTACCGGTTATTTGGCGTGGCGCATGTCGTCCGCCCCGATGTTATGGGATGCAGAGGATGAAGCCAAGCACTGGAAGAAGCAGTGGCTTGCCCTCAAGAGCGAGATGGACCGAAATTTAGTAGAAGACTGACCATCTCGGGGTTGCATGATTAGTGTTAAAACGCTAACATCGCAATTATGTCTGATGAAATTGAGGAATTTCCGATTAGGCGCACCGATGCTCCTTGGATGAGATTTGCTATTTGTCATGGCAAAACTGACCTATTCTTCCCGAAGGTCGCCGAACGCCCACAAGCACGGGTTCGCCGTGAACGACTTGCGGCAACGCTGTGCCGTGTATGTCCAGTCTCCAGGGAGTGCCGTGAGTACGGCAGAGAGAACCACGAGTATGGTTTCTGGGGTGGAGAAAGTGAAACAGAACGCCATCTAGCAGGCTTTTCTCTACCTGCAGTCATTGGAGTTCGGCGTTTGCCAGAATCTCAAAAGATTTAACCAAAACAGGTTGTCGGTAGCGGGCGGGGGCTGTAATCTCCTTTCAGTGGATTTATCCAAAAGGAGAAAGCAATGTCACACGACCTAGACAGAACAAGAGACGGCAAGATTCGCATGGCTTACGCCGACCACGAAGTCCCGTGGCACCGGCTAGGAACCCCGATGAAGGGTCTCCGCACCGCTGAGGAAATGCTCCGAGCCGCAGAAGCAGACTACACGGTGGTACTCACCCAAGTAGCCGCCCTTGATGAATATGGCAACGTCATCTGGACACAAAACGCACAGGGCGAGGATGTTCCGTTGGTAGTTGAGGACAGCCGTGCCACAGTCCGAGTCAATAATGATGGCACCTTTGATGCCCTCTCCACGGTTGGTACTCGTTATGTCGTTCAGCAGAACTCAGACTGCCTTGGTCGTGCCCTTGACATCGTTGGGGCAAGTAAGGGCGATGCCGTCGTAGATACCTGTGGTGTCCTCAATGGTGGTCGTGAGTTCTTCGCTTCCATTGACCTAGGCGGACTCATCATTGACCCCCGTGGTGTTGGCGACAAGATTGAGCGTTACTTGCTCGTTCGTAATGGACATGATGGCAAGACCCCAATTACGTATGCCAATACTTCCATCCGTGCGGTGTGCAAGAACACGGTAAATGCTGGCATGAGGTCAGCACTACGGGTATTCACCGCCCGTCACACACGCAACCAAGACAACGCCATTGAGCATGCTCAGGAAGTCCTTAACTTCTCAACGGAATGGGCAGAAGACTTCCGAAATACTGCTGAGCGAATGCTGGGCATCCCCATCATGGATAAGTCGGCTCGCCTTGACTCCGTCATCAACTCGGTGTTCCCCAAGAAGAAGGATGAGACTGACCGCCAGAAGCGGAACCGTGAAGAAATCAATGACTTGATTCGCGGTTTGTATCCCTCAGAAAAGAATGCTGGTGGCTACGGCTACAACGGCTGGGCTACTTACAACGCCATTGCGGAGTATCTGGACCACTATCGGGACGCCAAGGCGAGCGAGCGTGCTCAGTCGTCAATGGACCCCAACTCGTGGGTGAACAAGAAGAAGTACGAGGCACAGCAGGCAATCCTTTCCCTAATCTGACGCAAAGTCGTGCGACAATAGAGGCATGCAAGATGCACGACCCGATGGTGAGTTCCTCTCACAGAACTCCAACGCTGACCTCATCTACCGTGACCACCTTTGTTCAATAATTGTCGCAAAGATATTTGACGAGTTCGGGCACGAAGGTCTCTGCACCTTGATGATGGCAATTGACCAGAAGGCAAACTGGATTTCGGACATCATCTTTGAGCAGTCAGATTTTGACAATGCGATGTATTCGCTTCACGGGACGTATGACGGCTCGCTGGTGCAGAAGGCTCGTGACTCTGAGGGAATCATTGAGTTGAACAAGAAGATTTGGCGACTCCGCAAGAAGTACGCCCGTGAAATCGCTAACGAAATCTTCAACGAAGAAGCCGAGATTGACGAACTAGAGAAGGGCGACTGAGTTATGTCTGCTCGTAATGCACCGAAGTGGTTCACGGGAACAGCCGAAGAGCAGCGCAGAAACATCGACTCTCATACTTGGGTTCTCGTTGACCACTGTAGGTTCTTTGGTCTCTCTGGGCCTGTAGACCCTCCTGAATCACTCGTCTGTGCCGAATGTGGCACTCTTGATGGATTTGATAGCCACTGCGACGACAGATTCAAGCCAGACTTCCTGAATAGGTATTGGCTCGATAAATAGCGGAGCCCTCGCCACTGGGGGAAGCGACGAGGGCTCAACGCAAGCGGTCAGGCCATAGGGGGCGAACCCAACCAGACCGAATCGTATCAACTACGAAACAAACAAACAACTACTTATTACGGTGGCGGAAAGCCCTAATCCAGATTCATCATTTTGAGAACAAGGTTCGCCACAGAGTCATTTTCGTCAAAGGTAATCTCACCATCAGTTGCTTTACCAACAACTGACCGCTTTTTCTCAACCAGAGCGTAAATTTCCTCGTCAATAGTCCCGGACGCGAGCATGTAGGTGGATGTAACTGACCCCTTCTGCCCAATACGGTGACAGCGACTGTATGTCTGGTCGACATCGGCTGGTGTCCACGGCAACTCCACAAACAAGACGTTCTGGGCGGCTGTCAGTGTGTGTCCAGTCTTTGCAGCCTGAATGGACAAGACTATGACGGGAGCCTTCTCTACGGGCAATGTTTGGAACTTGTGTTTGGCATCCTCAACAGCCTCTACATCCATTCCGCCCTGAATCTTTAGACCGCCATACTTATTGGCCAGCATGTCCACGATGTCCCGGTGATGAGCCGCAATAACAACTTTCTTGCCATCAGCAATGTGGGCATCCACCCACTCCTCAACGACAGGCATCTTGGCACGAGCCGCAATCTTGCGTAGAACGCTCATTCGGACTAGGTGTTCGTTGGCTTCTGCCTTGAGGCGAGCCATGACCGTGGCCGCCCCAACAGGCAACCCGAGTTCCTCAGCAATCTGCTTCGCCCTCTCAACGAGGTAAGCAACAATGTCCGATTCTGCCTTTTTATACTCCTTCATCACGGCGGGAGCCCCGTCGACAATGACTGCGTCATGCATGACAGGGGGTAGTTCCGTCATTACTTGGTCTTTGGTGCGACGGATATAGCAGGTCGCTCGCAACTTGTCGTTCAGTTCCTCCAAGTTTGAGTTTCCCTCCAAGTGCCATTGACCCCACTTATCTTGGAAGGCATTGCAGTAGCGACGGTAAAAGCCCCACAGACCACCGAACTTCTCCAACTGCCCCATGATGTCCAACTGTGGGGCGTATTCGGCTGGGCGGTTCGTGACTGGTGTGCCCGTCAGGCAGAGAACAACTGCGTCCTTGTTGGACTTGGTCATCTTCTTGGCTGACTTCGTCCGCTGGGCGTCCCGCGATTTGCAGTAGTGGCTCTCGTCAAACACATAGGCGTTGTGATTGCAGAGTTGCTTCTCCCATGCGGTTATGTTGGAGTACCCAACCACAAGAACGTCGTAGGTTCCAAACATCGGAATCTCTTTGCGGTTCGTGATTGTCTCAACGATGAGGTCAGGCAGGAACTTGTTGTATTCCTTCTTCCAGTTGAGAACAAGACTTGGGGGACAAACCACAACAGCCGGATAAACGGGGCTCGTCTCGTCATCGCCGTACTGTGAGTGAATGTACTCAAGTGTTGCCATCGCCTGAATCGTCTTACCGAGTCCCATCTCGTCAGCAATAAACGAACGCCGAGTGTGTGAGGCATAGGAGACACCAGCACGTTGGTACGGAAGCAGTTCTCCGTGGAGGCGAGGAATGGAGATGTCTGCATCAACCGAACGACTTGCCTCACGAATCTCCGTCATTGAGGCAGAGATGCGGTCGGCTTCGGCTTTTACGTAATCAGGTATCGGCTGTCTGAATGTGGTTGCCCACTTAATAACGCTCTCTATCGACGTTAACGGGGCTTTCCATGCCTTGGTCTTGGAATCCCATGTCACGCTTGGAATCTGCTTGACTGACCTGACCATAACTTGGTCATAGCGGAAAGAGAGCATCAGATACTTGCCCTCAATGGATACGCCATCGCCAGGATTCGCATGTGCTGGCAAATCAAAGGCAAGGACTTCGTTGGAGATGTCAAAGTTCCACTTGAGCGCGAGGTCTCGAGCCTGCTTGAGCGTGGAGACAGGAAGCCTCCAGACACGACCAACCTTGTCCCACTTAGCCCCGGGCAGAGCCTTTACCTGTGCTACTTGGTCTTGTTCATAGGGGAAGTCAAGAATAAGGACATCATCAGCCAAATAGAGGATGGACTGCTGAGGCATGTCGGGTGTGCGTGATGGCGAGTTCTTCATGTATCAACCTGCTGAGTCTCTGCTTGCCCCAACCTTGAGGCTCTGTCCAAACCGCCGTGTGGACTCCATGTTCCAAAAGGAGTGCCTGACACCTCGGACACGGTCGCGCAGCCCCGATTTTACCGCTTCTCGTAAGTCGGGCGACATAGATGGTTGCTCCTTCGGGGTCACTGACTCGTCGCAGGGCAACCTCTTCGGCGTGGTACGAAACATGCCCGTACTCAACCTGTGAGGGGTCGTTGCGATAGCGGTTGACGCCCGTGGCAAGGACATTGCCACTCCTGACAAGAATCGCACCAACTCTCCATTGTTTATGGGTTGCCTCATCACAGATGTCAACGGCTGATGTAAGCCAACGCAGTTCTGTTCGCGACAATTCCATACGCAGAAGATTAGGCCGGGACTAGGGACAACGTCAAGCATTCGCCTTCTCAGTGACAAGCGACTTAGAGATTTCCTCAATGGCTTCTTTACTTAGCATGTAGGAGACTCTCCAGTCGGGGGCATCCCTGTACGAGGTCACATTGGTTGCCCAGTAGAGAAGTTGACCCTGTTCTAGGGGAATCCTCAACTCTTTATTGTTGGTGAAGTTGTGGAATGCTCCATCAGTCTTGATGATTCGTACATTGTTTCCTGTAACGATGTTGTGTTCAGGTCGGTCAAACTGGTAGTTGCTGAGGTCAACCAAGGTGTCGCTTGAGGTAATTACCACGACATGACCACCAAAGCCTCTCTCACCAACTTCTCCATCATTAGCCCCGACGCAGTACTCCCCATCAAGGAAGGTCATGCCATCATCGCCGTCAGCGAGATTGCAGACTCGCTCGTAGCGTTGCTGGTTCATCGCATTGGACTTGACAGCAACAACTCGGTGAGGAACCTTGAAGTACGTCAGGACATCGGAGGTGACCCGTGCGGTGAGAATGCAGGCAGAGTATTCGTACTGCTCTTTTTGCCCATCCCACCAAGTGGTGAGCCCCGCAAGCACAGCCTTCTCGTGACGGGCATTCTCAGCCCGCATCTTCTTCGCCTTCTTGCCTCTCATTGCTTGTTCTTCTGAATGAGGCGAGTGACTCCGTAGACAATGCCGAACCAGATGGCTCCGTTGATTACCCCGTCAATCACGAGACCCCCATTGGCAAGCGGAGCAATGAAACCAATGGCGGCGGCAATCAAGCCTGCCTTCTTGGCAACCTGCTTCTGGTTTGCCTCATGAATCGTGGGGTTGTGTTGCTTCACGTTGTAGTGCCAATCGTTCGGGTTGGGGGGTGGGAAGTCGTTCATACCTCTCCTGTCGACTCGTCAGATATTTGGATTTCATCATTGAGATACTGGTCAAAGTCAATACCAAGAATCTTGGAGTAGGCACGGAGCAGCGGGATGTCCCGTGGTTCGGCATCCAAGATGTTCTCGGGAACATCAACCCAGTCAAGTCCACTCCACACAGCAATTCGTCGCACCTTTTCAGTCCAACGCCAATGCTCTAAGTAGATGTAGCGACCAGCCTCGCCATTGGTGAAGGTGATGCTCCTGACGAATGGGTTCAGCCTTCGGTAGATGTAGGCGCGGGGCTGGCTCACTCAGTCGCACCCTTGAGGTTGTCCATCATCCGATTACGAATCTTCGTTACCGTAGTGATGGTTAGTCCACTCTCCCGTGCAATCTGAGAAAGTGACTTTCTTTCGGGTTCAGAGAGAAGTGCCATCGCCTTCTTGCTTGCCTCCTCCTTCGGGAGTCCCGGCTTCAGGCGAGGGATTCCAGCCTTCTTGCGAATTGCAGAAACGGTGTAGACGGATGCGATACCAAGGGTCAGGGCAATCTGCTTTTCAGTCATACGGTTTTCCTGCTGAAGCAAGTCAAGAACTTTTTGGTATGTCTCGGAATTGACTCTCGGTCGCTTGTTGATTCCAAGTTTCCGTGCCCTGTTGGTCACCCACTCGTAGGGGATGCCGTTGCGTAGCGAGATGACCTTGTAGGTGAAGTCATTGGACAGGATGTCCGCATCAACCTTCGTGTAGTCATAGTTGTCCCGCTTGCGTCGTGTCATGCGGTTCGCTCTGGGAGAACGAGGGATTCCCATGAGGTCTCGCTGTCGTGCAACATGAGCGAACGAGATACCACACTCTCGGGATACATGGAGGTCGGTTAGGGTCGGGTCGGATTCCAGCATTGCCCGTGCCTTGAGTGTTGCCTCGGACGGCTTCTTGGTTGCCCTCTTAGACTTCGGTAGACCAAGTTCGGCTCGGTACTTGGCGACCGTGACCCCACAACAGCGGTGTTTGACCGCCATCTGCTGGTCGGTCACTTCGGGGTTAGCACGCAGGTCTGCCTCAATCGCCATACGACGCTTGACATAAGGGGAGTAGTGGGGAATGAGTTTCTTCCTACGAACCTTGGCTACTTCGTTGATGGGGACACCGACGATAGATGCGATTTCTGAGTCGTACCGCTTCCAGTCCCGTTCCAGTTCGGCGATGATTTGTTCGTGTTTAGTGGGGTCAATAGGTTCCATGCCCCCAACCCTACAGCCCCCATACATCGTTCACAACCCGTTGGAAAGAAATTGGGAACTGCCCTCCCCCTTGATTGGAGGTGAAGAGGGAAGGGCAGTCCCGTGCGTGGGGG